ATCCAGTTAACTGAGATCGATGGTGTAGATCTTAAATGGAAACTGTTCCTCAGAATAGATCTCTATGCGTCTACGGAAGTGTTGTAGAGTATAGTTCGCAAAGGATCCTACAGATAGGTCATCGGCTAGATCATAAAGCGTAGCTTTATCAGATCCGTTTCCTTTACGGAGCGTTCTACCGATCGACTGCAGGATCTTAATCTCAGATTTTGATCCAGAAGCAAATATGACGTTGTCGAGTCTCTTAAGGTTTACACCGGTTGAGAACACACCGTATGAAGCGAGTATGTCATGTTGCTTGAGAGGATCGTTCTCAACGAGACTACGAATTCTTTCACGCTCATCACCACTTACTCCACCGTGTATAAAATGTAGGACCCTGTCATCTCTGCGAAGCAGAGGCTCGAGTACCTTTCCATGTTTCTCAACGAGATCGAATAGAATAAGATTGTTCTGTCCCTTTAGAGACCACACAAGGTTCCGAATGAACATGTTTCTCTTGTCGTGATTAATCAGATACTCTCGCTCTGCAGGGTATCTCTTAGTCTTTTCTTTGATCTGACGAAACGCTTGGAGGAAGTTCTTTTTGTTCTCAGGTGAGTGAGATAGAACGATTGCCTTTATGTTAAAGTCAGCAACGGTTCCTTGATCCATAAGGTCCTTAGTCTTAACGAAACGTTTGACCGGCCCAAAGGATCCTTCTAACACGAGACGATGAGTCTTACTCTCTGACGACTTTAGAGTACCAGTGAAACCATGTCTAGCATGGCACTCATCGAGCTTTTCGAGTATCGTTGTAAGAGACTTTGCTTGATATAGATGGGCCTCGTCTCCTAGGACAACGCGGAACTGACCGAACCATTCCTTTGGTTGCTTCATTAGAGACTGCCACGTGCTTATAACGATCGGAGCGCTAGTATTCTTATCGATTCCGCCTTGTATCTTATAGATATCCTTTACATCACACCCGTAGTCAACAAAGTCGCCTGCCATCTGATGAACTAGACCTATGGTTGGAACGATGATGAGAGTTCTATGCCCAAACGTGTAGTGATAGTGTTGCTGTAACAGATAAATGATAAGAGACTTACCGGAAGACGTCGGTGATAGAGATAGAGAACGTTTGTTCCTTAGAGCATTTACGATGTATTCGTTTTGATAGTCTCTAGGCTCGAACTTGCATCCGATCGTCTTTGCGATCTCATATCCGTAATCATCAGGTACTGGATCGTCATTCATCAAGTCGTCTGGTGCTTCTAACACGTAGCCACGATCTTCACAAAACTTACGCAGGTGAGAGAACAAACCGACATAGAGTAGAGGACGCATAGGTTGATAGAGACGAATATATCCGTCCCATACCCTTGCTTTGAACTTTGGCGAGAACTTGTATCCTTCTGGTTGGAAGGAAAAGTAGTTCATTATTTCTTGACGAATACTAGGATCCGCAAGAACCTTCATATGCACTGCGTTACCATGCTCTACTCTTACTACGTCACTCATTTATCCACCTGCTTGGAACTTTGCCCAGTCTATCATATTTTTTATGATAAAGTTTCTATTGGTAATTTGACGAACAATGCTTTCTAGATAGTTTGCACGTTCTTCGTGATACGCGATCCTAAGGCTCAACTGAATGATTTCCTTGTCGCTCTGGATATATTTATCCATGTCGTTTCTAAGGATTTTCAACGGGTTAGGCTTCCATCCGCGCTCTTTAAGGGCGTCTTCGTCCATCGTTCCACTGTAGTATTCCATCTTTGCGTGTTCAAGTTCTTTGAGGTCAGCCTTTAACTTTTTAACCTTTAGAGCTTCTTTGAAAAATAGATTGTAGTACTTACTGTGAAGTTCTGGTATACGACGAGACTCACCAATAAGGTCAGTGTCGTTTATCTTGCAGTCCTTTGACCACATCTCATTAATTTCGTCGTTCATCGCAGTTCTCCATTATGAAATATATACATTTTACTACATAGTAGTGAAAATGTCAACTGATTTGTGAGATCGAGAAATAGTTGTACTGAAAAGTAACTGTTGCTTCTGGATATATCACGTCGTTCTGAGAAGTGTCAAGGAGAACTTCGGACAGTGAAACTGGAAAACAGTCAAAGTAGTTAATGAGGATAGACGGATTCTTGTGGCTGTTTTTAACCAACAGCGATATGTCAGATTTTATACCTTCATCAGAGTTCTGTAAGTTTTTATATTGATTGAAGTTTTCAGGGAACGATAGACCCTTGAGCCAAGAGAACACTTCTATGTAGTTGTTCATATTTTCGTCTACGATAAACGACAGGTTGAGTTCACTGTACACTATGTTATCACCGGGTTCAAAAATCGTCTTGAACGGTGTAGGTTTGTCGATCGCCTGCAAGTTTACGCTAGGTATCGTAGCTCTTTGTGTAAAGAACTGCACGTTTGGTAATCTCTTAACAGTCACGACGAACTCTAACGGAGACAGATAGTTGGTTATCATGCTATTTTCCTGTTTACATTTTCTTAAAGTTGGTATACCATATATTTATAAGGAGTTGAGAATATGATCGCACGTTGGCGTACCGTATAAATAATGTTACAGAAACAGCATAAGGCGTTTAATATGAGCCAACTTAAGGCTTTACGTATCGCGTTCATGTTTGATGATCCGTGTGATGATTGCAGCCACTGGTGTGGCCATATATAATATAAGGTATCGGTGTTGAAAGTTGGTTTCGTAGCTTCTTCCTTTGATCTACTACATGCTGGGCACATAATGATGTTGCGTGAAGCAAAGTCAAGATGCGATCATCTCATAGCAGCTCTTCAGGTTGACCCTACGATCGACCGTCCTGAAAAGAATAAACCGGTTCAGACGATCGTTGAACGATATATACAGCTATCAGCAGTTAAGTATGTTGATGAGATCGTTGTGTACACCACTGAGCAGGATCTTGAGGACATACTTGAAATGTATACGATAGACATACGTATCCTTGGTGAGGAGTATCGAGATAAAGACTTCACGGGCCGAGAGATCTGCAAGCGGCGAGGCATACAGCTATACTTCAACAAGAGGGAACATCGCTTTAGCTCCAGTGACTTAAGAAAAAGAGTTACAGGCAGTGAAAAAAGTTGTTGACATTCTGCTAGAATCAGTATAGACTAGAAATATACAAAGGAGAACGACATGAAAGACGGAATGTTTATTGAAGACTACCTTGAATATATAGAGTCCCTACTTCGTCAAGTGGAAGATTCTCAATAACCTCTAAGGATACATCATGAAGAATACCATGTTCTATATTCGTGAAGCTCTTGATTTTATCGCGTTCCTTGGCTGCTGTGGATTATGCGTTTTCGTATACTCGCTATGATTCAGATCCAAGGTAAGATTGACCGCGATGTCTATGTTGCTTGTTCTGGTGGTGTAGACTCTATGGCAGTAGTTGACTTCTTGATGAAGAATCATAGAGTCAAATTGCTGTTCTTTGATCATGGTACCGATACTTCAAAGAATGCTCTTGACTTCATTCGTGAACGATACGAGCCTAGCATCAGCCTAGCTGGAATGGTTCTAGAAGTCAATACTATACAGAGACTTAAGAACAAATCTGAGTCGTGGGAAGAGTACTGGCGAGAGCAGAGATACAGTTGGTTTCATTCGTTTGGTGAAGTGATCATTACTTGTCACCATCTTGATGATTGCATGGAAACTTGGTTGTTTACGAGTCTTCACGGCGAAGGTAAGATCATTCCATATCGCAATCAGAACGTGATTCGCCCGTTTAGACTCAACCGTAAGCAAGTATTTGTAGATTGGTGCCGAAATAAGAACGTTCCTTGGATCGAGGATTCTTCAAACGAAGATACACGATACATGCGTAATTTTATTCGACATGAGATCATGCCAAAGACTCAATATGTCAATCCAGGTTTCGCAAAGGTCATCGCGAAAAAAGTTAAAGAAAACGTGTAAAAAGTTGTTGACATTCACTAAAACTAGTATAAATATATCTAAGTAAACCAAACAAACCAAAAGGTACAAGAACTAAAATGTTTAGCACTGTCAAAAACATTCATGGTATGAAATCAGAACGCTTTATTAAGCGTTGTGAGTATACCGTTGTGCCTATGGAGGTAGACGAATAAGTTAACGAGTATTTAGTTAACGAGTTCAAACCCTCCAAGCGAAAGCTTCGGAGGGTTTTTTATTTTGGCGTCGCAGCGGGTGCTGACAGTGGTCTCATAAGCCACCATGGATAGT